AAGCTTAAGCTGCCACCCGATGAATATATACTATATCTCTATAGCAGCTAACGTAGAGTTACGACACACTAGTGAGATAAACTGACTTAAGGACTCAACGTATGGCCAACGTTAACCACAATACCCTGACAGACCCTTACCTTCATGAACCCAAGGGCGCCTCTACGGCAGCCTCTGGTGATGTCTATGTTGCCGATGGGGCAGGCTCAGGGGCTTGGACTCAGGCTCACACCTACGTCAATGGTTACATTGCCTTTGACTCTACGACACCAGCGTATAACCACTCCGTAACGACAAGCTTTACAGTTATTAACCCTACCTTCATCCTCTCCACTTCCCTTGGGTGGACTGGTCTGTCGTCCCCTAACGCTCGTCTTCGTTACGATGGTACTGCTGACATTACCGCTGCCGTTCAGCTTTGCATGAGTTTTAAAAACAACTCTGGTACTGACCGAGACCTTGAGGTTATCTTCCGTAAGAATGGTGGTGTCCTTAACGGTGCTCACGCTATCGACACAGCAGTGAGCGGTCAATGGAAAACTCTAGTTATTTCTGACTATGGTAGCTTCTCTACGAATGACTACTTGGAAGTCTTCGTTAAAGGGTCTGCGTCATTTACCCTTAACGTAGCTAGTGCCAACCTTACCGTCTTGGGGGTTCCAGTCTAATGAAGAAAACTCTTCTTGAGATGGTCCAGTCCATCCTTAACGACATGGACTCTGAGGCTGTAAACACCATCAACGAATCGGTAGAAGCCCAGCAGATTGCCTCGGTTATTGAGGATGTCTACTACAACATCATTGCTGCACGGAACATCCCTGAGCACCAACAGCTTCTCAAGATGACTTCTCTGTCGTCGTCTATTCGCCCTACCCATTTCCAGTACCCTACGAATACCCGTGAGATTGTCAGCCTTAAGTACAACACGGACTTGCAGGGCAACATCAGCTTCCAAGAAATCTACTTTGTAGAGCCTATGGATTTCCTGAGCCGTATGCCTTACAACGCTTCATCAGGTGTTCTTGTCGTACCAGACGTTAATAGCTCTATCTCGCTGGCTATCTTTAACGATAGGATGCCTACGTACTACACCTCGTTTGATGACCTACATGTCGTCCTGAACGCATACGATGCTGCTATCGACACAACTCTCCAAGAGTCTAAGACGATGGCCTATGGCACGGTGTACCCTACGTTCACTATCGCAGATGGGTTCATCCCTGACCTTGACGACACGATGATGCCCTACCTTCTGGCTGAGGCTAAGTCTACCTGCTTCTCGTTGTTCAAGAGTGGTAGCGACCCTAAGATTGAACAGGCTGCTCGTCGTTTGAAATCTTTCGTCCAGAATGACATGTATCGAACTAAACGCCCTAACGTACGCAACCACTACGGCAGGAACTAATGATCGTAGAGTATGAATACTACCCCGACAAACAAATCTGTATCTGTCGTTGCCCAGAGAAAATGGTGCAGTCTCTGACAATCAAGAAAGACCCTAGTGGTTACATCTTCTTTGACATCGTACCAGATCAAGGGCCAACGCCAGCAGAGTTGAGTGGTAAGTACTCCTCCATCCCAAAGGCTAAAGAAGCCGTTGAGTTCTACCTGCGGAATAAAAAAGAAACTATTGCTGCTCGTAGAGAAAACTTCGCCAAAGAACGAGAAGAACGGAAAGCCCTAAAAGATGCCCCAAAGTCTAACTCAGAAAGCGGTTAACACTTTTGTAAAGGGTCTGATTACCGAGGCTAGTGAGCTTACGTTCCCTTCTGATGCCTCTGTGGACGAACTTAACTGTGACCTCCGTAGGGATGGCTCTCGTCGTCGTAGGCTTGCAGCGGCAGTAGAAAGCAACAATTTCCTCTCTACGTTTACTGTGGCTACAACTACTCGTTTTCACTCGGGTAACTGGGACAACGTAGGTGGTCAGGCTGGGCTTGAGTTTCTTGTCTTGCAGGTTGGCTCTACGCTTCGCTTCTACAACAAAACGACACCACCCTATTCGTCGCACCAAATTACTCAAACTGTTGATCTGTCGTCCTACGAAGTAGTTGGTGGTGTAGGTGCAGCTAACGTAAACTGCCAGTTTGCATCCATTAACGGTGCTCTCGTCGTCTCCTCCCCTGCTATCAACACGATCTACATTGAACGTAATAATACCACAGAAGCCCTGACGACGACTCAGATCAAGTTTCGTATTCGTGACTTTGAATGGTTGGGCGACAAGAGCACTTACACGACAGGCATTGCTACTGCATCTGCGTCGGCCCAGCGTAAGTATGATACCGCTAACTCAGGTTGGTCGGGTCTTAAAGGTGCTGCGGCTCTGTCTACGTACATTGCAGCTAAACTACAGTACCCACCTCTTACCCTTCCTTGGTACTCTGGCAAAGACTCTAGCGGTAACTTCTCTGTTACCGAGTGGGAGAAGGTCTTCTCTGGCACCAGCCTTATTGGCAATGGTTCTTACGTCCTAGACTTCTTCAACAAGGACCGTAGCCTAGCCTCTGGTATTGCAGGCATCCCGGCAGATATTGAAACATCTCGGTTCAAGGCTGTAGAGTCCTTTGCTGGTCGTATCTTCTATGCTGGCCTTGAGAGTGCTAAGAACACAGGTGTTATCCTTTTCTCTCGGCAGATTGAGAATCTGAAAGAACTTGGTGACTGCTACCAGTCTAACGACCCCACCTCAGAAGATATCTCTGACCTCTTGGATACTGACGGTGGTATGATCCGTATCCCTGATGCAGTGAACATCAAGTATCTCTACGCCTTTGGTGCTCTGCTGTTTGTCTTCGCTGATAACGGCGTGTGGTCGATCAATGGCGTCGATGGTGTCTTCCGTGCCACTGAGTACTCTTTGCGTCGTGTGTCGTATACTGGTATGCTTACGGCTGAGTCCTTTGCTGAGGCAGAAGGTGTTCCGTTCTGGTGGTCCAAGACGGGTATCCACACTCTTCAGTTTGACGAAGTAAGCAACAACCCTACGGAACAGAATATCAGCTTAACGACAATCCAAACCTTCTGGGATGACATTGGCTCTAACACTCGTTCCCTCGTTCAGGCTACCTACGACAGACTGAATAAGAAGATTTACTGGGCTTACCCTGACACTGACGAGCCTAACGATAACAAGCTCAACAACTTCTTGATCCTTGATATCCCCTTGGGTGCTTTCTACCCTTGGAAGGTTTCTGACCAAGCATCCTCTACGTCTTACATCATGGGTCTTGCGACCTACTCTGGGTACGGCTCTGACAATACTGTCCTTGACGTTATCCTTCCTAATGGTGACGACGTAGTGCAGGGCGTAGATGACGTTGTGTCTACCCAGCTAACGGACTTTGCCACAGGTGACCCTGCTATCGTTCTGCTGATCCGTGATGGTGCCACTGGTAAACTTACCATGGGTTCCTTCTCTAGCAAAACCTTCCTTGACTGGGGTACAGCTAACTATCTGTCGTTTGCAGAAGCAGGGTACGACTTCATCTCTGATCTTGTTCGACAGAAGAACTCTCCTTACATTGTGACCTACATGCGTGTCACTGAGGAGGGCTGGGTCGCGTCAGGATCAGGTTACGAACCAATCAGACCCTCGTCCCTTTTTGTGTCGTCGTACTGGGATTTCAAAACTTCACCATCTAGTGAGTCTCAACAGGCATACCGTTACAAACAGACCCCTATCGTAAATCCTAGCTCCTTGACTAACTTCAACTATCCTGATACTGTTATCTCAAGTCGCCTTAAGATTCGCGGTAGTGGACGTTCTGTCCGTCTGCGGTTTGAGAGTGAGCAAGGAAAAGATTTCGTCCTAATCGGGTATGGTGTAATCAATGCAGTCAACCAGCGGTATTAAGTTTCAGAGAGAAAACTTAGCCTCTATCCAACACGAGATTAAACCTCTCCTAGAAGAGCATTGGGAAGAGGTCGCGGTAAACAAAGACAAGATTAAACTTAACCCAAACTGGGAAGTTTACGCCTACCTTGAAACGACAGGAAGTCTAGGTATCTATACTGCTCGAGAGGACAAAGAACTTGTCGGTTACTTTGTCGTCATAGCTGAAGCACACATTCACTATAAAGACCACATTTTCGCATCTAACGATGTAGTCTATCTAGCCCCAGCTTATCGTAAGGGAATGGTTGGTGCTAGTCTAATTCAGTACGCAGAGCAAGACTTGAAGAAACTTGGCGTATCTGTTCTAACAATAAACACTAAAGTGCACAGACCCTTCGACTCTCTGATGGAGAGAATGGGTTTCTCCTTAAAGGAGCGTGTGTACTCAAAGTATCTGGGGGAATAAATGGCTATTGTCGGTGCAATCTCTGCTGTTGCTGGGGCTGGTGCGGCTGTCATAGGGACAGTTCAAGCAGGTAAGGCTCAAAAACGGGCTGCTGCTGAACAACAGAAACAACAGGAAATTTCTAATCGTCGGCAGCAACGTGCAGCCATTCGTGAGGCTCAAATTCGACGTGCTCAAGGTCTAGCCTCGGCTCAGGCCACGGGTGTAGTAGGTAGTTCCGTTACGGGAGGTGGTGTAGCTTCCCTTGGTTCTCAGGTAGGCTCTACTCTTGGGTTCAGTTCTCAGATGTCTGGTCTGTCGTCTAACATCACTGATCTAACTCAGAAGGCTCTGACTTGGGGTTCTGTCGCACAGATCGGTGGGTCTATTTATCAAGCTGCTAATGGGCCTAAACGTCTCGAAAACTTGATTGGTTAACGATATGGAAATCACTACGCCTAAAGAGTTTGGACCGACAGAAGTTACTACGGAGAGCCAGCCTAAAGAGTTTGGACCTCCTATCAACACTACTATAACCAAGTCTGCTGCACAAAAGCGGGCTGAGTCTTACCTCTTTAGTTCGCTCCTTGACGTTGACGTTAAGGCCGTGCGCCCTGCTATCGACAACGATGCTTCCGTACAGCTTGACCAGACGGCCACGGATATGGTGGAGTCCAATAAGCAGGTTGCAGTTAACCTCGCCATCCAGAATCCTGAGGAAGACATTCAGGGTCAGCTTAGTGCTTTGCAGACAGAGCTTGAGAGCATCGACATCGTTAAGCGTTTTGCTCAGCCTTCTGTCATTGCAATGCTTACCTCCCAAGACCCAATCCTACGCGACTATTCGGTCAATAGGGTTAAGCGTCTTTTGCAAACCCAAGATATCGTTCAGAAGCGTTTGGCCAGTGCCTCGGATGAGAGCTTCCTTACTAACTTTGACTTTGTAGACTTCTTCTTGTCGTCACCTCAGAACCTTTTTGTCGCTAAAAAGAACCAAGAGTATGCTGACAAATACGCTTCTCTACTTTACTCCAACCTCCCTGACGAAGACTTTGAGGTCCAGCTTGATAGCCTCCTGACTGAGATGGCTGACCAAGGTTTGTTCACTGAGGAGAACAGGTTCTACCTTGGTGACTTCCTTGCCGTTGCTGCCGCAGGTTCCGAGAGTAGCGTAGCCAAGACCCAAGAGCTTTTCGGAGCCTTGGACACCCTCACGTCTGCGGCTGGTGTTGCCTTCAAGGCTGGTTCTATTGCTAAGACAACTAAGGCTGTAGGGACGACGACTGGCCTGACTGCTGGTGTCCTCGGTCGTGGTGCTCTTGGTGTAGCACAGAGTATCGCTACGGATGCTGCACGTCTGGTCGGCTACAAGACCAATAACCCTGTCCGTGTCGGTGAAATCCTCTCAGAAGGTCGCATTCTCGACGACCCAGTTAATGCTGCAATTACCTACGGTAACCACGTTAGCCCCTCCTTTGCTACCTCTACTCTGTCCCGTGCTGAGTATTGGAGCCACACGAGTGCTGTAGCAGCTAAGGACTTTGAACTTGGTAGTCAAGGGTTCCGCACAGCCCTACGTCATACAACTCTTTCTGGTGAAGCCTACGACGATGCTATCGTTGCAAGTTTCAGGGATAAGATTGTAACGACAGCAAAGCAAGATGCAATCGACAGCGGTAATCGTCGGTTCCTTGATGCTGACCTCGTTAAAGATGCTACTGAGAACCTCTACTTCCAGCAATTCTACGGCACTCAGAAGGGTGATCTATTCCGTGGGAACAACGGACGTATTGCAGCCCAGAACCTTGCAGAACAGCTTGGGGGTGAGGTTGTCGCTGGTGACCTACCTAACTCTTGGAAGGTTCTGAAGACTGACAACATCCCTGTCGGTATGACTGAGCTTAACCTTTCTAACCTAAAGTTGTTCACCTCCACGGAAGTAGACGATCTAGGTGAGGGTCTTCTTGTCGAGTACTTGGGTTCACCCCTTGCTCAGACTTCCCCACGTCTTAACGCTATCCTTAAGCAGTCTGAGGCTTCTCGGGAGGCTTGGAAGGCTTCTGTCGTTTCAGAGCTTACGGAAGTCCGTAAGTTTAATAACCGTGCTGAGCAGCGTGAAGTCTTCGGCATCTTCGATGAACTACGTGATGGCTCTTTATCTACCCGTAGGACTGCCCTGACCCGTAAGGAGTTTGAGGTAGAGTTCCTTTCCAAGTATAAGAAGAACCCTACGGAAGCCCAGAAGGCTATGTACCTCAAGTACCAAGAAGCTCTTGACGTAGACGCTATGCTCAAGGCTGATGGCTATTTCAAACGACAAGTGGCTGATGGTGTCGTCGTTGACAATGCCGATGGTAGCCGTATGGTTCCTATGAAGTCTGAGGAACTTCCTGCTAACGCTAAGGTCTGGGACGAAGATACTCAATCTCTTGTCGATGCTAATCAGTTTCCTGCTGGCACTCGTGTATACCGTAACTACGACCCTGTGAACCAAGACTTTAAGGGTGACTCTCTGTACAAGACTGGCAGTAGTGTAGTTACTCGTCGTTTGTATCACTCTGACCTTCTTGTTCGGAATGCTGGTGGCCCACGTAACTATCGTCAGTTTGACGTTCAGTACTACGTTAAGCAAGAGCGTTCTAAGCGTTTTGCAGATGGCTCTGAGGTTAGGGTTTCCCCTCTCACTGTCATGGGTGTCCGTACAGAGGCTCAGGCTTCTGCCGCTAAACTTCAACTAAACACTATTATCGACGCAATCAAGACCAAGATCACGGGTAACTTTGCTAAGGCAGAGGACTTCCGCTTGGCTGCTCGTGCTCTCGCTAACGACAAAGACATCAATGATCTGATCGCTGCAAACAGCAAGTGGTTTCCTGACGCTTACTCCGTTAACACTTTCCTTGATTGGGCTGACGAAGCTGGTGTCGATCTGCGTAAGCAATTTGACTTTGTTTCTGACGGGGAAGCTTTGATTGATTCCTCGGTGTCTGGCTACGGTGGTATGCGCTACAGTGACGCCATCTCTATGCAGGCCCTTAACCCTCGTGCTCGTAGGGACAAACTCCTTATGAGCTACGGTGGTACCGCTAATAGAACCTATGGTGCTGGTGCCTCTATCGAAGCGTCCTTGGCCCGTGGTGTTGCAGCCAATAGTGAACGTGCCTACATGTCCGCCGCTATCAACGGTCTCATGAAAGCTGCTATCGAACACAACGTCTTGGCTAACACTGCTGATCTACGTAACCTGACCCTTAAGCAAAAGCTACGCACGGCAGAGATTAGTACGACAACCAGCATTGGCCGTAAGCTTGCCCTTGAGCAGAAGAAGATTCTTTTCCGCATGGACCAAACGGGTCTTGGGGATAGCGTCTGGACATCCGTGATGGGTAATGTCTCTGATTACCTCTACGGTAAAGGCTTCCAGAAGACTGCTGACATTGCCGCTGATCTCTACTCTAACAACCCGTTGACTGCCCTACGTGGCTTTGTGTTTGATGCTAAGCTCGGTATGTTCAACCCTGCTCAGTACTACGTCCAAGGCTCTCAAGCATTCAACATCATGGCTGTCGGTGGCATGGCTGGTGTTCGTGGTGTGTCCCTCTACGGTCCTGTACGCTTCGCTATCGCTAACGGCAACGAAGCAGTTATCCGTCGTGTCGGTGATCTTATCCAACCTATCTCTGGTCTGAACGCTGACCAATTCTTCGATCTTGTCGATTCCTTCCGTAGCAGTGGACGTGGTACCGTAGGGGTTAGCCTTGCAGAGTTTGGCTCTGAGGCGGATCAGGCTTCTCGTATCGCTGGTGCCGTTGGTGAAGGCGTAGAGGCTATCCGTACTAAGGGTCGTTTCTTCTTCAACGAGGGGGAACTTATCGCTCGTATCTCTGCTTACAGCACTGCCTACATCGAATACCTTGAGAAGTTCCCTACGGGTGTGATTAGCAGCCAACAGGGTCGTCGTTGGGTTATGAACCGTCAGGATATCCTTACGCAAGGTATGACTGGTGCTTCTCGTACCCCGGTCGAAAGGCTCCCAACGACACAGTTTATGTCCTATATGTTCCGTATTAACGAAGCTATCTTCTCGGGTACCTTTGGTGGTAAGGGGCGTAAGGTTCTCACGGATGCTGAACGCTACCGTTTGGCTGTGACCCATACGGCTCTCTTCGGTGCGTCTGCTTGGGGTGCCGTAGGCTTTGCCATGGATGCGTACCGTCACTACTATGGTGTCGAGATGGACCCTGAGGTCTACCGTGCTCTTCGCAAGGGTCTAGTCGATACTCTATTGACTGAACTCACGGGTGTAGAATCTTCTCTGTCGTCCCGCCTGAGCAACAGCGATGGTATCTTCATGATTATGCAAGATGCTGCCGAGAAGAACATCATTGAGTTCCTTGGTGGCCCTTCCATTGAAGTTGGCTGGCAGGCTACAACGACAGGCTTCTCTGTGCTTAAGAACCTCGTAGGGGCACACTCTGGTGCTGAGTATAGCAACCCAACCAGCGATGACCTCCTACGCTTTGCTCGTGCCTTCTCGTCGGCCAACCAAGCTTACAATGCTTACACAGCCTTTAAGTATGGTGAAGTCATGACCCGTGATAACGCCCTACTTGATCGTATCGACAACCCTACGGAAGCAGTATTCGCAGCCTTCGGTGTGCCTATTGAACGACAAGAAGAGGCTTGGAAGTTTGCTACCTACAAGAAGTTTACCAAGAACTTTGATGAAGCTTCGGCTAAGGGTATCCAACGTCTACACAATAGTTACGCTGAGGCTTATCGTAGAGGCGACTATGAAGAAGCGCAAAACTATGCTAAAGTAATCGCTATGAAGTATTCGTCGATGACCCCCGCTGAGCAAGAACGTGTTGATCGTTTGGTGTTCACCCCTAAGGGTACCTCTATCGTCGATGATCTTATGTTTCAAGCTCTCCGTCAAGAATCAGGTTTCGCTGAATAAGTAAAGGACTACAATAGATGGCTATCTTCTCGCCTCTTCAACAAGACGTTAATCCTATGGACCCCGTTGATGTAGGGTCACCAGTGGCATCTGGCATTGCGAGTCTTTCCAAGTTGTTCCTGAGTGCTCCAGAGCAACGTGCCCCAACCCAGAACGAAGTCTTTGCCGCTCGGGTGAGAGAGTTTGGTGAGGTTATTCAGAACCCCAACTGGAACCCTGTGGAAGCTACCATGGGTGAACTCCGTAAGTTTGGTGCAGCCTATCCTGAGTTCTCTACTCAAGCCTTTGATTCAGCTAAGACTGCTATGAATGAATCTGTTCTTGCCTACGAGAACGCTCTGACGACAACCCAGAAGATTCAAGAGAAGACTGAGTTTGACTGGAATACCTCTCCTGAGGGTATCTACGCCAACGCTAGGGCTGCTGAGTACCAGACTGAGGAGGAGCGGGCAGCTTACCTAAACACAGAGAAAGCACGTTGGGTAACGACGAATGCAGAGAATGCTCGTATTAAGCGTGAAGTAGAGACCCAAGGGGCTTACACCGCGATTTCAGACACCGCTTGGAAAAACAATAGCTTCTTTGCTAAGACTGAGGCTGATATCTTTTCACGGGGTCTGGTAGACCTTACCCTAGCCATATCTGCCGATCCTACCGCTAAGTTCAATCTTGACGAGACTGGCATCACTCAGCTTATCCCCGAATTGCGTGGAACTGTTGTTGACCAGCGTAACATTGTTTCTGTCGCTAATATTACCCGTGCTGCGCTTACGACACGTTATCGTAAAGAGATTTCTACCCGCACGGGTATCCCTGACGATCAGCTTGGTCTTGCCCCTGAGGCGTGGGAGAAGTCCGTATTCAGCAGCTTTGATACAAATCTTCTGTGGCTTGAGAAGGAGATTGATCCTGCCGCCATTCAAAAGCGCCTTGAGGGTGAGGCCTTCACTGAAATGGCTAACGCTGGTGTTCCTGTCTCCTACTTGAGCATTATGTCTCGTCTCTCTGGCAGTAGCCCTGAGTTGAGTAATCTGTTTATGTCTTCTTTGACTGGCCCTGTGGGTACTTTCAACGAAAGGCTTATGGCTGGACAGATTGAGGAAGCACAACAAGCCCTTAAGCAAGCTTCGACAAAGGAGCTTACCGACGCACGTTATGCCTTCACTGAACTTGTTGCTGTCATGTCTGGTCAGTCCAAATTGGCTGTAACCTACGAAGAAGTGCAGCAAGAGCAAAAGGACGAAGAGATTTCTAAGGCACTGCTGGGTGCTTACCAAGCTCATATTGAAGAGCAAAAAAGAACGGAAGAACCAACCCGTTGGAACCGTGCAGCTTGGAAACAGAACTTTGAAGTTCCTGCTGAGGCTATTAATCGTAGGGCTGCGGTAGACAAAGACTTTGCCCTTAGCACCAGCCGCTTCTTGTCGTCTGACATTATGATGGACCTTGGTAACCTACGTGATGCTGCGGCTCCTAACGGTGTTAACATCAGCATCAGTGACAATGGTCAGGTTGTCGTTTCTTCTACCGATCAGGCACCTCCCTTGCGTGGGGCTGGTGTTGGTGTTGCTCGTCGTCCTATTACCCCCGGCGACAAACTTAACTCCTTCGTGACTGAGAAGAAAGCCCTTATCGACGACATCAACTACAAGATGACTGTCCTTGGTCGTTTGGGTGAGACTGGTTCGTCTACTCTAGATATCCTACGTGCAGAAGTTCCCGGTGCTACGGTAGGCGCTGGTGAGGGTAGCGACAAACTAGGTGGTGGTACAGGAGGTGATACCCTCCGTGGCGCGGGTAGTGGTTCGTCAAGCACTTCTGCTCAAATCACCTACGCCCTTCCAGAGGCTATTGCCGCAGACACTGAGTTCTTGGACAAGGTAGTTTCTGTGTCGTCTGATCTTGGGTTCGACCCTAACGATCTTCTCCGAGTGATTGACTTTGAGACTGCTGGGTCGTTCTCCCCTAAAGCCCAACCTATCCGTAAGGATGGAACTAAAATCTCGTCTGCTACAGGTTTGATCCAGTTCCTTGAGAAGACTGCCAAAGGTCTTGGAACGACAACCGCTGATCTGGCTAACATGACTGCTGTCGAACAGCTTGACTACGTTAAGAGGTACTTTGAGCCGTTTAAAGATCGTATCAAAAACTTTGGCGACGTATACATGGCTGTCCATTGGCCTAAGGGCGTAGGTAAGGACGACTCTTACGTTATGTACGAGGCTGGCTCTGACAGTTACGACGCTAACAAGGGTCTTGATACCAACGGCGATGGAACGGTTACCCGTGGTGAAACACTGGCTCGTCTGTTCTCAGCTACGGGTAAAGGTGGGAACCCTACGGCTGGCACCCCAGCTAATGAAAACACTGTAGCTGCTGCTGCTGGCCCTGCCGTTCAGAGAGCCGTAGGGAACGCTCCTAGCGCAGCACCTGCTACGATGGCTACTACCCCTGCTGCTGCTCAAGTTAACCCTGAGGTGGCCTCTATGGAGGCTGCTACGGCTACCCTCCCAGAGGCTATCCCTGCTGAGGCTGCCGCTACGGGTACTCAAGGTGCAAGTGAACTTAGCCCTGCTATTGCCCTCGACCAAGACGTTCAGGCCTTCATCCAAGAGATTGCTGGTGACCCTGACAAGACCTACGCATCTGAGGCTGAGTTCGTTGCGGCACAAGAGGCTGGGGAACTTGAGGCTGGAGACACTGTTGTCGTCAACGGGGAGATTTATGTGGTCCGTAAGAATGGTTCAGTCCGTAGACTCGGCACAGTCAATTCTTAATCGCTAGGGGGATGAAATGGACGCAGAAGCCATTCAAAAGGAAATCGCTGAGATGGATAAAAGGTTGGCTCTCCTTGAGCAGAAAGTGGATCAGATCGACAGGAACGTATCTAGTATCAACACTAGCCTGTCGAAGATTCTCTGGATTGTTGGTGGTGGCTTTATCGCGTCAATCGTAGCATGGGTGGTACGTGGTGGATTGGGTTCTTAATATCTTCCGTAAGAAAGCTGTGTGGATGAAGGTTCATAACATCAACATCATTAAGAAGCATGAGGGCCTCCGTCTGGAAGCCTACTTGCCCACACCTAATGACGTATGGACCATTGGTTACGGTCACACCCATACGACAAAGCAGGGTATGAAGATCACTGCGGGTCAGGCTGAGTCACTTCTGCGTAAGGATATCCTCTGGGTCGAGAAGGCTGTTAACAAGCTTGTTGTCGTTCCCCTCACGCAGAACCAGTTTGATGCTCTGTCGTCCCTTGTGTTTAACATTGGGGAGAAGGCGTTTGGGTCCAGCACTCTCCTACGTCTCCTTAACTCTAAGGACTATGAGGGTGCAGCTAATCAGTTCCTTCGGTGGAACAAGCAGAAGGGTAGGGTTCTCAATGGCCTTACTAAACGTAGGCAAGAAGAACGACAACTATTCCTCAAGAAGGGCTAATCCAAATGGACAATGAAACCAAGAACATCCTTACGTCGAAGACCTTTTGGGTCAACCTCCTGACTATTGGTGTCATCATTGCAAACCGTAAGGGTAAGGTTATCGACCCTATGCTAATCGAACCTGTAGTGATTGTGATCCTTCCCTTCGTGAACATTCTGCTCCGTACCATTACGAGCACACCCGTCAAGGTTCTCCCGAAATGATCCTGTGGTCCTTTTTAACGACGAGATTGGGTAAGATTCTGTCCTCTATCCTTTTTGTCGTTAGCACAGTAACGGCTGTCTTTATGGCTGGTAGGCGTGATGCCAAGAAAGATCAGGAAGTAGAAGACCTCA